TCATGTATCGTCCTCAGTGGTCCTGGTAATTTCTCAATAGACCATCTTATAAAACGGAGACTCACAAATGATTAAAGCACTATACAGTATTATGTTTGCGGCTCTCATGTGGGTTCAGGTTCCACAGTGGAGTGACGATTGGTCTAAGTGTGCAGTAGATGTACCTGATACAGCATGTCACTGGTACATCGTGGCACCAGATAGTACTATGGGAGAGGGGTTCAATTGGGCTACCGCTCCATGGTTCTCAGTCGAAGGATTGAGAGACATTGGTGAACTCAAAAACACAGTCCAGTCTCTACAGGGGGCATAATGAATAACTTTGAAGTCATCTTATACTTCGTTTGTTTCTCTGTTATTGGTGGTGCTGCGTTTGCGATGATGTGGAGTAACATTCAATCTATTAATATAGAGATGAGGAATCCTCCTAAATCAAAACATCCTGAAGCACCACAAGCAGGAGAAGAGTTAATGTATGTGGATCTTTCTAGAGAAAAATTAGAAGACCTTTACAAACAAAAAGATTATTGATAGACTGAGAGGATTAATCATCCTCTTTTTTTATGAACGGATCACTAGAACCTGAGGATCGAATCCTTGAAGAACCAACCATCACAGAACAACTTTCAAAGTTGATTGATACACTTGGTTGGGAAGTTAATGATGATGTTGTAGTTGAGCTTGCTGGAACTCAAGTATCTGGTATAGATGTTGGGGAAAATTATAACAAGAAGTGGCAATCACCTATTGGTGTTCGTAAGTACAACAAAGATGCATTCATCATTATTAGTAACAATTCTCGTAGAGATTTGACTAGATCTCAACCTATGGACAGAGAACATAAACCACACCATTTAAAAGAGGTAAAGGAAGATGACAGAGACAGTTAATGCTAAACTTGCCCAATCTTTTGGTGAGACAGTAGAGAAAGATATTCCAGATGATGTAGTCTGGGTTGATGATGCTTTCTATGTTAAAAAAACTAGATATGGATTATTCATCAGTATTCTGAAGAGACCATATGGTCAACACTTTCTTACTGGTCCTACTGAAGAGAGTGTGGAAGAGATGTCTCGATGGCATCTTAAATGTATTCAAGATGGTAGTCTTGATGACTATACATATGTTGTAAATAGTGGAGTAGTTGGAGGAAAATTATGACATTTACAGTATTTTCTAGAGAGGGGTGTCCTGCTTGCAATAAAGTTCAACAGGTATTACAGCTAGCAGAAGTTGAGCATGTGATATATAAAGTTAATCGGGACTTCACCAGAGAAGAATTTTTACAAAAGTTTGGTGAATCATCAACCTACCCCAAGGTAGTTATGGATGGTGAAGTTGTTGGTGGGTGTCAAGAAACTGTCAAGTACCTAAGAGAAAAAAAGTTAGTTTGATGGAAGACTGGGAGATCTACGATGAAGTCGAAAAAACAATTGATTACGCCTTCAATCATAAGTTCTTCCTTAACATGTATGAGTTATTAAAACTCAAGAAGACGAGGAAAATAGATGCTCAAGAGTTTGAAAATAGTACAACAGCTCAAGAACTCAGAGATATAATCCAAGACTTAGAGGACTATCTTCTGGGTGGTTCTGATGAAAAACATAAACAACTTAGGGAGGGGTATGGTCATCTGGGTAAACCAGAAGCCAGGAAAATCAAAAATTACTTACAAGGAATATTAGATGATGCCAAAAGATATGGACAAAAAGGAAAATCCAAAAGAAGAAGAAAGTAGTTCTCTAAATAAACCTGAAAGTGATTCCCTTTCCATTAATCGTGGAGTAGAATTACTACTTAGAAACAAAAACAGGAGAAAATCAGATCCACCAAAGACCTTCCAGATTAAGTTTGGAAATATGATTTCTTTCCTAGGGAGAGAAATTGTGTTACATTTTAACTTCTACCTGGACATTAGGAAAAAGAAGTAACCCAAGGAGAGAGGACAATGTTAGCGGTAACCCTGACTTTTTCAGCAATCATTTCAGTTATGTTTCTTCTTATAGGAGGAGTGATTGGGTATCTAGTTAAAGAGTATGTAATTGAGAGAAATTCTACTTACATCCCTATGCATCCAGAAATGTTTGACGAAAATGGACAAATCATTCCTGATGAAGTATTAGCAGTGAGATTTGAAAATAGTCTAGAGGACTTTCAAGATGAAGATTCACCTTGACTGGTCAAAATAAATAACTTATACTGAGTGTAAAACAAATTACAATGGCTACATCAACAAAAAAGAAAGCAGTAACAGTCACAAAGAAACTTCCCCCTAATCCTTTTATGCATGAAATTTTGGAACTCGTTTCCAAACAGAGAACTATCAATAAGAAAATTGAAATCCTGAAGGAATATAGAACAGACGCTTTGACTGCCATCTTAATTTGGAACTTTGATGACAGTGTGATATCACTCCTCCCACAAGGTAATGTACCTTATGAGAGGAATGATGTTCCTGTGGGGACCGACCACACATCTCTAAGGAAAGAATGGAAAAATATGTATCACTTTGTCAAAGGTGGTAATGACTCCCTCTCCAAGACTCGTAGAGAGACTATGTTTATTCAAATGTTGGAAGGTCTTCATCCTGCTGAGGCTGACCTCTTATCTTTGGTTAAAGATAAAGATCTTTGCTCTAAGTATAAGATTTCAAAACAAGTAGTGGAACAATCATTTCCAGATATTCGTTGGGGGGATAGGAGTTGAAGATTACTATCCTACACGAAGATTGTGATAAGGAGTTATCTAAAGACACGTCCTTACCATATACAACTTATCTTGTAGAATATAAGTTAGATGGGACAGTCCGTTATGACGTAGTAAATTGTAAGAAGATGATCGACATCTTCGATCATTATTGGGATCATTATCGTCATGACTTTATCAACTTGACACAAACTGAAGGTAGAATTGATCCAAGACTATATGGCTTTAAAAGTAATCCAAACAAACCTAGTAATAAAAAATGAGTAACGGATTTGATATCAACTTTGAAGGTCTTGACATGAATCCTGATGGTGTTCAGGATCTTCTCAGGAAGTACAAAAAGATCAAGAAGTATCAGAAGTCTAATTTGTTCGCAGTCAAGACTATCGATGGTACAGAAAATATTATATCTGAGATGATCAGGGAAACTCGTGAAGGAGGATTCTAATTATGAACCAGGAGGTAGAGAGGTAACACCTACACACCTCTTGTTACTTCTTAGTGAGATGGAAGGTGTCTATCAAAATCTTAAGTATATGGGTTTCTTTGAAGACATGGAAATCATTAGTGTTATGAAACAAAAATACTATAAATTATATTTTTCTACAAAGAAAAATAAATAAATTCAGAAGAGGAGACATATGCTTTCTACTCAATATCGGCTTAGGTTAGAATTTATCTGTAAATGTATAGCGAACGGTGAAGAAGTCAAACTAGATGATATGGTTTGGGCACAGAAACTTGCTAGGGCAAATACATCTGCTAATGAGATGTTAAAGAAAGCACGAAGACAATCATCTCAAGATATTGAAGAAGGTAGTACCGACGATTTTCTGAATAGGATGGGTTTAGGAGACCCCGATCCATCCAATCATAAAACGGGGTTCAGTAGTGCTGATGATATCAAAGACTGGTTTAAACAAGATAAACCAAAAGACTGGAGACAACGGGATTGACCTTTACAAACAAACTGAAAAATGATATACTACGAGGGTTAAACACCCTCTTTTTTATGGAAGTAATTACCGAAGGAAAGGTAAAAACTGTGTATCAAGGTGATGATGCAGAACAAGTCATCATTGAGTATCATGATAAGGTGACTGCAGGGAACGGGGAGAAAGAAGATCACCCTTTAGGAAAAGGATCTCTTTGTTGCAGTATCTCTGCTCTCATTTTTGAAAAACTTTCTAAGGAGCATATCCCAACTCATTATATTAATATGGTTGGTGCTAACAAGATGATCTGTAAGAAGGTAAGTATTGTTCCTCTAGAAGTTATTTGTAGGAATCGTGCTGCTGGATCTATTGTTCGTGAGACAACTCTAAATGAAGGAGTTCCACTACCACAACCGATTGTGGAGTTCTTTCTGAAAGATGATAGCAAACACGATCCTCTTCTGACACCTGATCGTGTGCGTCTGATGGGATATGATCCAGAACCTTTTGTTAAGATGACTCTAGAGATTAATGATTATCTTCGGCAGATGTTTTACATTCTGGGTATTGATCTTGTAGATTTTAAAGTCGAGTATGGTTATACTGCTCATGGAGAGTTGCTACTTGCCGATGAGATAAGTCCTGATAGTATGAGACTTTGGAAGATTGGTAGTGATGAAAGATTTGATAAGGATCTATTCCGAAAAGACGAAGGTGATATCGTCCCTGCCTATCGTGAGATTCTAGATAGACTGCAACCTCTTGCTATTCAATGAAACACGAAATCCCTGACATCATTAGAAACAATGGTTTTGCCTGTTTTGGTAGTTTGAATGTTTCTGAAAGAACAGTCATCTTAATGGGTGATGATGAGTATCGCAAATCACTAGACCTTGAGAATGATGATGCTCCCTGTTGGAAACTTCCAAGTAAGGAATCATCAACATTTGTAGGTTGGAATCCACAATGTATTCCAACAATTGATTACATAGTATGGAAATTAGAACGCCTTAAAAAAATTACTACAGGAGAAATACACTAATGGATTATAAAACTTCTGGTGTTGATATTATCAAAGGACGTTCCTTTGTGGAGTATCTAAAAGTATTGGCACCTAACATTGGTGGTTTCAGTGGAATGATGGAGGTCCCATCAGGATATGAGAGACCTGTATTAGTATCTGGTGCTGATGGTGTCGGAACTAAAATGAATATCTGTAGGATTGCCGATGATTACAATACTATTGGTCAGGACCTTGTCGCTATGTGCGTCAATGATGTTATATGTTCTGGTGCTAAACCATTATATTTTTTAGACTATATCTCTACAAAGTCACTTGATAGTAATGTGAGTGATATTGTGTATGGAGTCAATACCGGTTGTGCTATGGCTGGAATTGAATTGATAGGTGGAGAAACTGCAGAACATTACAGACAAAATGATTATGACCTTGCTGGTTTCTGTACTGGTATTGTAGAGAAGAATCAAATTGTTGATGGTAGTAGTATCCAAGAAGGTGATGTAGTCATTGGTATTGAAAGTAGTGGTCTTCATAGTAATGGATACACACTTATCAATGATATGTTATGGAGAAATAAAATTTTCTATAAGGAGATGCCAGAACTGTTGAGACCAACTACCATCTATGCCCGTCTAATTCAGCACCTGTTGGATGAAGTTCCTATACTTGGTATGTCACACATCACAGGTGGAGGACTGCCTGAGAACCTTCCTAGGTGCCTTCCAGAGGGTCTTACCGTTGATGTTGACTATGATTCTTGGGATAGACCAGAAATCTTCAATAGGATTCAGAAGGCAGGAGACATTTCTGAGGAGGAAATGCGCAATGTATTCAATCTTGGTATTGGATTCTGTTTAGTTGTACCAAAACAAGTATCTGAATTAACTCAGAAATTGATTGCTGACAAACCATATGGTATGAGGTCTTGGATTGTTGGAGAAGTAAAATGAGTGAGTTTATAAGTGATATTGGCAAAGAACTTCCCAAAGTAGATAAGTGGGGATTTACAATTAAACCAACCATTAGTGATAGGGACTGTATTTTAATTTGCTTAAATAATGCTCCATGTGGGACTGATAAAAAACAAGTTGAGAGGATAATCAAGGAGTTTGAATTAAAGCAAACATTACAATAACTGTAAGAAACAATGGACAAAATTGACACACAAGGAATGAGTGTTCCTTCTAAAGGTAGTACTCATACTAAGAGGGAATACCCTCCACTTGTCATCCCCAAACGCACAATCTTCACACCAGAAGAACGCATTGAGTTGAAACAAATTATCCATGAAGCACTTGATGAGAGGGAAAGAAATGAAACATCGTGATAACTATTACGTCAAGTTTGATGATGATGAGTTGAGACAAATTTTGCAAGAGATTAGTAATGAAGAAGTCAAAGAAAGAATAAGAAGTTCATTGGGAGAAACAATTGATCCCATAGATAAGTTTCACGCAACTATCGCATATTATAATAATGAAGTTTAAAGCATTAGTA